CCTTCTGTGTATTGTTTTCAATGTGCAACACATACGGGGCCGTCTGCCCAGCGCTAAATTCATCGTCGTCAATGGCCAAGTCCACATACATCATGTAGACCTCACGCAACCCCTCGTCGTTGTAGGCCAGATCGTCCTCGACCACACCTTCAATCTTGTTGGAAGCCGCTTGCGACAACGACTGATCGGAAGCCATGGAGTCACCGGGACCAAGCAATGCCAGGTCACGGTACAACCCAGACGCCACACGAGCCTCATACTCCCCGCGCGGCACCCATTGTCGATGGGTGACACGACAGGCAGTGTAAAAATCGGGGCACCCATACGGGGTGAACACATCATCGATGAAGACAGTCTCGGTTCGAGGGCGCTCCAGCTTGGCGTCCCACCACCAGCGCTTATACTGTGACCCACCTAGTGGTAGCTGGCTCAACAGCCGCTCAAATTCAGCCCGCTGCTCTCCGACCTTCGTCGTCAGCTGCCAATTCATGTACGCTTTTTTGCGCTCAGCTTTGTCAACCTTCGCGTCGTCGGCCTCACCGATGATTTGCGTTTTACAAGGGCCGGTAGACGGGAACAGCTCTTTGATAGCGCGGCTGGCGAAGTCTACACAGCCTTTAGCCAGCATCGGATGCACCGCCTTGCTTGATCCTTCAAACGCTGCACCCCCTGGCGCGTCGGCGCCAAGCCCCGTGCGACGAAGGCCTTCGGCTTGCTGCTTATCACGCGGTTCGCGGCTGCGGCGATCGGACTCCACCAATTCGGCTTGCTCAGCACCAAGACCTGCCAAGAAATACTCATCCAAGGTCTCAGCCAAATTTTCGCCGAAGTCCCTGCTCACTTGCTGAACTCCTTCAGCCTCAACCGTAACCACAGCCGAGCCATCAGCTTGTTCAACAACATCAAATTCAGGCGTAATTTGCTCTTGTACGGGATCGGTCATAATGTTTTGCCTCTCAGTATTGTTGGGCTGGCTGATATTGACGATAAGCCTGGGACAGCGCGCCGGTAGTTGGGCGCTTGCTCCTAGCTAGATTGACAACGAGGGTCGCCACTTGAGGGGGTAGCCCGCTCAGGTCTGCAATCTTGCCTGTTGCGTATTGCATGGCCAACGCGTCTATGGACAAGCCACGGCCTCGCGCTGCGGTGCCGAACGCTGCTTTAGCAAGCTGGCCTGCGGTGTCGGACCCGGTAGCGCCCGCGACCTGGCCGCCCACCTCGTTGCCCAGGTAGGACAATGCGGCGCCCTTGGCTGCGTCGGCCAGGTTGCCGCCACCTACCAATGTTTTCCCGGCACTGGTCAGCATTGGCGCGGCCAGCTTAGCCGTTGAGGCGCTCATGCCTGCCCCTTGCAGCAAATTGCCCATGCTCGGGGCCAGCCCAGCCGTCAACGCCATTGATGTTGCAGGGTTTTCGACCAGCAGGTGCTTAGCCAGCTTGCCTACAGCGCGGGTGAGCCCTCCAAGCACCCCGCCGCCATTGTCTGGCCCCTCACGCCAACGCGGGTCAAGTAGCGCGTTAGCTTGCTCTATGGAAGCCGGCTTGCCTAAGCGGTTGTCTTCGGTCCAATCACCTCCGTTTGCAATGCCGCTGGCGGTTGTGTATGCCTCTTCAGGGGTCCAGCCTTCGAGCATGAAGTTTACACCCGCATCTGGCCCTTTGAACTTGCCTTGCGCATCCAACATTTCAGGCTTGACTGCCGCCATGAAAACGTCTTTGGCGATCAGCTTGGGCTTGGCAGCTTCGAGCGCGGCTTGTTGGGCGTTGTAGGCATCAAGGTCGCGTTGATACCGCGCTTGGCCCTCAGGCCCGTAGTAGTCCGAGTCCCATCCCCCACCCATAACAGGCTTTTGCAAAACGGCACCGCCTTCAGCGAAACCTGCAGCAGACAGATCACTGAAGTGAGCGTTGTTATACGCCCCTTCAGGCACGGTGGTTTTATACTGGCCGGAGGCTTTCAAGTACCGCTGCCACTCAGCCGGATCAACATACGACCAGTCAGACAGCTTCACGCCCAAATCGCCCGGACGCCGCACCGACTCGAAGTCCACTGATGGGCGATTAGCGGCATCGGTGTGGATGACGTTGGCCGAAGCACGAGGCGCTTCCACTGCCACGTCCGTGGGGTTGAGCATGAAGCGCTGGTCGCCGTCCATCTTGTGGGTGTGGTAGCTATTGATCTCGCTTTCTGGCGTGAAGCGCGACAGCCGACTTTTCTTGCCGGGCATTACTGCGGTTTCAACACCAACCCGCACCGGACCTGCAATGCCTTTGGGCGACACTGCCACCGCCATCTCATTGCCCCCGGACTTAGGCGCCATGAGCCGCAGCTCCTGCTGAGCTACCTTGGTCGGCGCATTTTCGACCAGCCCCAGCGCACGAGCCAGGTTGCGCCCAGTACGGAATTCCTGCGAAAGCTTGCCGAGCTGCGCTGCCGTCAGTGGAGCCAGCGGGAGCATGGAAGCGGCGATTTCAGCACCTGGGCGGCGGGTTGCCGACACGGCACCTAAGCGTTCCAATACATCACCCAAGTGCTCTGACCCGAAGGCGGGCTTTTCGACCAACTCGGGTAGTTGGTCCGCGCGCAGCAAGCCCAACTCCCGCCCTGCGAACCCGTACCCTGCGCGCGCCAAGTTGGCAAGCACATTGGCCATATCGGCAGGGCCGCCAAGGTTGCTCGCAATCAGCCCCCGGTTGAGCACATCAGTCGTTGCGTTGAGATTGTGCTTGAAATCAGCCATACGGATTGACCCTCATCTTACGGCGCGCCGCGTAGTCGATCTCGTCTGGCTCGTCTAACGGCGCAACGGTTACCTCCAACTGGCCTGCGTCACGCAAATACAGCGTAGCCTGTGTCCAGCAATCCACCATCTCATCATGCTCGCCAGCCGGGAATTGCTCCAGCTGGTCCAGGAACGGCTGCGCCCAGGTACGCGGCTTGCCATTTTGTCTGGTAGATTCAAGCACCCAGAACACACCATTCTCCAGCAACGGCGTTGACATGTGGGCGCGCGCGATCTTGTCGGCCTTGCCCGGATTATAGGGTGCCGCCGGGATATTTGAAAGCCGCAAATCTTGCAGCAAAGATTGACCGCTGCCCTTTGCTTCGACCAAGATGATATCGGCCTTGCGCGACGGCTTCAGCACGTTGTCTTTCTCGCCGCCGTACTTCGCTTGCCAATCGTCCAGTACCCGTTTCTTGAGCTCAGGGTAGCTTAGGTGCTCATTCCAGCAATCCAGCAGCAGGACATTGCGTCGCTTTTCGTGTTCAAAGACGCCCCATACACAGCACCCAGTTGGGTCGCCTGTAGTCTTCTCAGTGAACGCGGTGTCATAACTCTGCACAATGAAAAACAGGTCGGGCAACGGCTTGCTGGCGGGCCACAAACGGAAATGTTCAGTTTTGATGATGCCTCCGCCTGCTGGGGCGGGACGCTGTTGAAGCTGACCTGCCGTGCCGTAACTACCCAGCAGCACCTTTAGCGATTCAATTTCTTTCGCTCCAAACCGCGCAGGGCAAATCAGCTCCCCCTCAGTCTTGCGCGGGTCATAAGCTCCCAAAGCAGTCTGACGGCGCGTGCCGTCCCACTCCGCTGGGATGCAAATGTGTTCCCAACCCCCAATGTCGTCCAAAATGTGCCCGCTGACGTCCTTGGCGTGCAATCGCTGCATCACCACCACCATCGCATCAGTCTTAGGGTTGTTGAGCCGGGTGGCCCAAACTTGGTCAAACCATTCGATGGCACTTTCGCGCAGTGCGTCTGATTGGGCGTCTTGAGCTCCGTGAGGATCGTCCAAGATCAGCCGACTGCCGCCTTCACCTGTGGCGGTGCCCCCGACAGAGGTGGCGATGCGGTAGCCAGTCTTGTCGTTCTCAAACCGCTGTTTGGCATTCTGATCACCAGACAATGCAAAGACCTCGCCCCAGCGCGCTTGGTACCACGGCGACTGCACCAAGCGCCGCGCCTTTAGGTTGTCACGGATGGACAGCACGCCCGAGTAAGATGCCGCCAGAAACTTTTGCTCTGGACTACGTATCCACTCCCACATGGGCCACATCACAGACACAATGGTAGACTTGGAGTGGCGGGGAGGGATGTTGATGAGCAGCCGCAACAACTCGCCAGCGCTCACGGCTTCCAAGTGTTCACAAATGGTCTCAATATGCCAACTAGGCACAAAAGGCACCCCCGGCTCCACTGTGTCCCACGCCTGCTGGACAAAGGCATATAACGATCGCTCCGCCGCACGGCGCAGTTGCTCCCGCTGAATCAGATCCAGCACCACAGCAGGGGAAAGGGGAGTGCCCATCAGGTCAAATTGGTGTGGTGTCAGCTTTAAGTGCCAGCTTATGTAGGGTCTCTAAGTCCTTGTCGCTAAGAGTTTTGAACTTTTCCCCAAGGACCAAGGGCGCCGAATCATCACCCTTGAGCGTCATTACCTGCGTAGCCAGCCGCGGTGCGTAGTACGGGGCAGCTGCTTTCGCCGCGTCGTGCCGCATTTGGAGATCGGGGTACACGGTCTTGGTCATGACTTCTTGACCAATGACTTGGCCCTTCTTATCCACGACGTCGATCGTGTAGCTCTGCTCAATGGGGTCACCACGAACCACCTTCAGCAGCCATTCATGAGGTAGGATGCCGGCGAGTTTGGCCTCTGCTTGCGCAAGTTGTGTCACCACCAGTTTTGATCCTGGTGGCCGACCTGAGTTGGGGCGAGCTCCGCCTCTTGTAGCCATAGCATAACTCCGTTTTCGTCGCTAAGTTGATTCCGTCGGTGGCTTTCATTGTATGTTGCTTCAAAACCGCAGTACACCGGTTTCTGCGCGGAGGCTTGAGTGAGAGTTTCGCGTGCGCTTTCATGGCCGCCAATGCACAAACGGCCGTTGGCCAATGCCCAAAGCGCAGAGCGTCATGAGCATCATTGATGTTACAGATTTATATAAATCTATATCTACTTCTAGTAAGAATAGTTAGAATGATAAAATAAGTTAATAAAGTAGATAGATAATAAGAAGTTATAAGTTTATCAAGTTCTATTACCAGAAGTCTTTCGACTATTAGAAGTAGGTATGCTTTTATAGAGTCCGTAACACCAAAAACCTGCGCTGCGCCGGCGCAGGACATGTTTTGCGGGCTGGGAAAGTCGTGTTATACTCTCACTTTCTTCGTTCACTGGAGGTACCATGAACATCCATGAGAAGCGCCAGCGTGCTCGGGAAATTTACGAGCGGCTTCAGCGCGAAGCGCGAGGCCCTGATTGGGTCGACCCAAATGCCAAACTGGCCGGCTCCCACGAAGCTGCCATTTACACCCTGGCCATCCGCGACCAGCCTCTGCGCTCAGTCGTCGGCCTCGACAAGCTGCTTGAGTTGGAGCTTGGCACTGACGCCAACCTGGGTGCTGAAGGCATCAAGTGGAAGCCGCTCAAGTCTACCACCATTTACATTTACCTCTCCTCAGTGGGCAAATCGCATGTGTTCACGCTGAAGGACGGCACCAAACTTCATGTCACAAGGACCCGCTGATATGGCTACTAGTCTCCGTAAAACCGATGCAGTCAACAAGGCGGTGCTCCGCTACTGTTTGGACCTGGCTGATCACCTGGGCCTCCAAGATCTTGGGGATGCCCTGGCCGCCGAGGTCGGGCAAATCGAGGCCAGGCCACCGGGGCTCGATGGGCGTGCCACCTCGTGGACAGACGCACGTCGTCAACAGGTGGGCGCGCGCATCTCGGCTGCCTGGGCAGCTAAGCGCGAGGCCAAGGGGCTGAGCGACACGTTCTATCAATACAAGTTCAGTGATGAAAAGCCCGTCGTCATCAAGGGCAAAGAAGCCTTGGCCACTGCTGCCGGGCTCTCACCTCGCACTGTCGCCAACAAACTGTCCCAGGCACCCGACGGCTTCGTCATTCGCGTGGGCGGTCAACGCATCGTCTTCGCCCGTGATGATGAAGCAAAAGAGCGTTTGCTCACAGCTGCCTACCGCCTCAGCGGCAACCCCGACGACCTCATCGAGCTCCCCTCGAAGAAGTCTCGCGGCCGGTTCTGAGCGAGGTAGTTTACATGCGAACCTCGCACGTAGTAGAATCTGCCCTGTCGTCAGGCGCACCGTGTACCTGCAGGCTTACAGCCTGCCTCCTGGTCCACACCCGTTCCTCAGCAGCTCGGTCGCGCCTGACGACACCTTTCTTTGTGGAAGCTGAGCCGCGCAAGGATTGGGCACCTGACTACGCTGAGGACAGGTTGAACGTGGACACGGGCTTGCGCCCGGACAGGAGCATTATGGTACCGAATCACTCGGCCGTTGGAGGATCCCTCTGATGGCGACCAAGAAGAAACCAACACCCAAGCAGCAAGACCCGATGCAGGCCGAGGCCCATGAGCTGGCCCTGGCAAAACTCGAGACCTCTGGCCTCACTGAGGCAGACATGCGCTTGCTGCGCATGGAGGCATTGTCGCCTACACAGACGCATGCCCTCCACGAAGCCTTCAAGCCGTTGTGCAGCCTGAAGATCACGTACTGGGATCCGACCGACCTGAACAAGCCGCTCAGTGGGCATCCAGCCTGGCCGCCGTTCTACCGGCTGCGTTACCTCAGGCCCGGGGGCGACGCGAAAGATGACGTGCGCTACACCAACGAGCCCTTGGCCGGGGTGGCCGCCTACTTTCCACCCAGCGTTGACTGGCCCAGTGTCGTCGGTGACATCAACCAGACGCTCATCATCACGGAAGGCGAGCTGAAAGCCGCCAAGGCCTGCAAGGAAGGGTTCCCCACCATCGGGCTCGGTGGCGTGTGGAACTTCCGTAGCAGCTCACTGGGTACCACCTTCCTCCAAGAGCTCGAGGCTTTCAACTGGGTGAAGCGGCGCGTCTACATCTGCTTCGACTCCGACGTCATCATGAAGCCGGGTGTGCAAGACGCGCTGAACAGCCTGGCTGAGGAGCTCATGCTGCGTGGTGCCTTGCCCTTCATCGTGTTCGTGCCCGAAGGCGACAATGGTAAGAAGCAAGGCCTCGACGACTGGTGCGTCAACAACCCGGGGTCCTCGCTCTACGACCTTTGTGAACGCCACCAGCCCCTGACCCAGGTGCGCAAGCTGTTCGAGCTGAACGACCGGCTCGTCTACGTCATGGACAAGGGCATCATCATCGAGCAAGCCACTGGCAACAAGATGGCGTCGAACCAGTTCAAGGAAGCCTTCCAGAACGTCGACTACGCCGAGCTGACCATCACCGACAACGGGACCGTGAGCCTCAAGAAGGCACCAATCGCCAACAGCTGGCTCAAGTGGCCGATGCGCAGCCAAGTGAACTCGATGACCTACAAGCCGGGGGCATCGAAGCTGATCAACCCTACCGACCCGACGAAGTCGATGTACAACCTGTGGCCGGGCTGGGGCGTGCAGCCGATGGAAGGGGACGTACAACCGTTCCTCGATCTGCTGGCCCACCTGTTCAAGGGCTGTGATCCCGAGGACCGCGAGTGGTTTCTCAGGTGGTGCGCCTACCCGCTCCAGTACCCAGGCACGAAGCTGTTCACGGCCGTCGTCATTCACGGCATCAAGCACGGGACCGGGAAGTCGCTGGTCGGCTATACGCTGGGCCGGATCTACGGCGCCAACTTCACCGAGATCAACCAGAACTCCTTGCACGCCGGCTTCAACGGTTGGGCAGAGGCCAAGCAGTTGGTCATGGGCGACGACGTGACCGGCTCCAACAAGCGGCAGGATAACGACTTGCTGAAGAAGCTGATTACGCAGCGCGAGCTCCGAGTCAACACGAAGTTCATGCCTGAGTACGTGGTGCCGGACTGCGTGAACTATCTGTTCACCTCCAACCACCCCGATGCGTTCTTCTTGGAAGATGGCGACCGCCGGTTCTTCATCCATGAGGTGCTGACCACCCCGATGGACGAGGACTTCTACATGGAGTACATGCTGTGGCTCGACACAACAGGACCCGCGGCGCTGTTCCACTACTTCTTGCACATGGACCTCGACGACTTCAACCCGTCGGCGCCTGCCCGCCGCACCGTGGCCAAGGAGCAGATGACGGCCGATACACGGTCTGACCTCGGCGACTGGGTCTTCAAGCTCAGGTCCGATCCGGACAGTGTGCTCCGCGTCGGCGAGGTCGTGGTGCCGGGCGAGCTGTTCACGTCAGGCGAGCTGCTGGCCATCTACGACCCGACCGAGTCGAAGCGGGTCACGGCCAACGGGCTGAGTCGTGAGCTGCGACGTGCCGGGGTGCCGCGCGCTAACCGTGGGATGCCGGTCCGTGGTGCCAAGGGCGTGGACCGCTACTACATCTTGCGGCACATCGACAAATGGCTCGAGGCGTCTACCAACGAGCTCCACGAGCAGCTGCAGAAGCAGGCTGGTGGTGGAGCGAAGATGAAGAAGTACTGAGCACTTCACAAATAGTTGTTTACAACCGTGCCGGAAGCGTAGTAGAATATCTCTACGCACAAAATTTCGGTGCGGTCTTTTGCTGAGGAACCAATCATGAGAATTTTCAAATACCCGCTGAGGGTCGACGATCGCCAGACAGTGCAATTGCCCAAGGGGGCTGAGCTGCTGACGGTTCAAGTCCAACACGGCAGTCCTTGCCTGTGGGCTCTGGTCGACGAGGCAGCTGAGACCGAGAGCCGCGTCATTCTGATGTACGGCACCGGTCACCCGATCAGCTGCTTGGGCAAATACCTGGGCACCTTCCAACTCGACGGTGGCAACCTCGTCTTCCACGCGTTCACGGGAGTCTGTTCACGGGAGTCTGAGATGGACCTGTCTGCATACCGTGCACACGGCTACGACGACCGTGAAGACTATCTGAGCTGCATGGCTGAAGACTACGGTCTCGACCTGGAAGAGGTGGTGCGACCCTTGGCCAACCTCCTTGGTCCGGACGAGGACTTCGACGGGCTCATCTCGATGCTCGAGGACGCGCCGTCCAAATGAGCCACGACGACCAAGATCCTCCATGGCGCACAGAGCCTGAGATTCGCATTGAGGACGAAGGCGATGGGAAGTACGGGCTCTACGTGGACGGCGCTCGCGTCATCTGGATCGGGCCTACGTACGCGAACCCCCTGCACCGCGATTTCCACTTCGCCATCTACGGTCCTTGCAACCTGGGCCACGGCATCGCGATTATGAAGGGCTTCCTCCATCTCACAGCATTACTCGGCAACGAGCAACGGGTCCATGCCAGTCAACCCGCCACTTCGGAAAATGACGGCAAATCCTCTAAGGAGAAACGAAAATGGCAAACATCAAAGACGACCCGAAGGTCCAAGACCTTTTGAGCAAGGAGGCCGCCAAGGCCGAGAAGGCCCAGGAGAAGGCTGTGAAGGCTGCAACCAAAGCTGCAACTGACGCGGTCAAGGGCGCATTGGACACGGCCATCGCT